GGGAGCCTGGCGACACGAAGCCCACAAGAGTCATCCGAGAGGCGTCTGGCCTTTTCGATATTTCCGTCGTCACGAACCCAGCGTACCCGGCTTCGACCACGAGCGTTGCCCGTCGAAGCTTGGAGGAGTGGCTAGCATCACAGGAGGTTCCGGCTGCCGATGAGCCTGAACCGGCTGTGGTGCAGCGTGGCTTGCTGCCGGCAGCGGCAGCGTCCATGCGGCTCAAGGCCGCCATTCTTCGGAGTCGAACGTGCTAGACGCAGGGTCGACCTGTCCCAAGTGCAACAAGGGACGCATGCGGACACGCTCCAGCTGCCAGGCTGGCGAGCACCACCAGGTCCGCTATCTGGAGTGCTGCGCCTGCCGCAACCGTGCCAAGACGGTCGTTCCGGCTGACCGTATCTGGCGGCGGTCACTTGTACCGTACAAACATGTTCAGTAGCAGCCAGCCATCCAGCCCGTAGGGTGAGCGGAGACACGAAGTCACCGTTCACCAACTACGGAGCGCCACGGATGGCCACCAACATTTCCAAGCTGCAGGAACGTGCTACCGCCCTCGCCGGTCTTCTCGAAGAGAACGCCAAGGTTGAGGACCGCAACGCCGACGTCGAGGCCCGCCAGGCCGAGCTCGTCGCCGAGGCCGACAAGGTGCAGGCGGACCTCGCCCGCGAAACTGCGATCGCGAACAAGATCGCCGCGCTCCGCGGTGCGGTGACGGCTGCTGCCGCTCCGGTCGAGGTCGCGGAAGCGCCCAAGCCGGCGGCCATCGCTCGCGAGCCGAAGAAGTACCACAAGCTCCGCGGTTTTGAGTCGTCCAGCGACGCCGAAGCGTGCGGCCGGTGGATTCGCGGCTACGTGCTCGGCCGGTCTGAAGACCGTGCGTGGTACGAGAAGAACGTCGAGGCCCGCGCCCTGTCGAGCAACGACAACAGCAAGGGCGGGGTGTTTATCCCAGAGACCTTCGCTTCGACCGTCATCCGACTCGTCGACGAATATTCGGCGATCCCGCAGCAGGCGAACGTCATCCCGATGTCGGCTCCGACGCTCTACGTTCCCCGGCGGACCGGCGGCAATACCGCGTATTTCGTCGCCGAGAACAGCGAGACGACGAACAGCGACATGACGACCGACAACGTGATGCTGTCGGCGAAGGATGTCCGGGTCGGGACGCGTGTTCCTAACTCGCTCATCGAAGACTCGGCGATCGACCTTGCGTCGATGGTGGCCCAAGAGTTCGCCTTGGCCCTGAGCAAGAAGATTGACGACGCCGGCTTCGCCGGTGACGGCACCAGCACCCACGGCGGCATCCGTGGCGTCCAGTGGAAGTTCGAGAACGAGTCGCTGACCGCTGGCGTGCACAACTCGTCCCAGACGCTTGTTTCCAGCCTCACGGTCGACGACTTCCTCGCGGCGGTGTCGAAGCTGCCAAGCTACGCCCGCAACCGTGCCTCGTGGTACGTGACCCCGCAGATGTACTCGCTCGCCATGCAGTCGCTCGCGCTCTCGTCCGGCGGCGTGACGGCGGCCGAACTCATGGGCGGTGCGAACGTGCCGCGGTTCCTCGGGTATCCGGTGCTGTTCAACAACAGCATGCGGACGACCGCGAGCACCGACCAGGTGGTGGCGCTCTTCGGCGACCTGTCGCTGTCGACGCACTTCGGCCTGCGGCGTGACGTCGCAATCCGTGCCTCGACCGATCGGTACATCGAGTTCGACCAGACCTACTTCCAGGCCACGTGCCGGTTCGACATCGTGACCTCGGACGTCGGCGACGCGTCGACGGCTGGCCCGGTCGTTGCCCTCATCCTCTAAGCCTTGACCTAAACCGGAGAAACCAAAACCATGGACATCGTTCAGGCTTCCAAGTCGGTCGTGGCTTCGCTGACTGCGACTTCCGCTCAGACCGCCTCGAGCACCATCGACGTCGTCGGCTTCGATGCAATCAGCGTCGACGTGCTCTACCGCCCCACGGCGGCTGGTGCACCGTCGGTCCTGCGGCTCGTTGGCAGCAACGACCAGACGACCTTCGCCACGATCTCCGGCCTCGTCTCTGGCACGGACTACACGCTGGCGACCGCTGGCACGACCAACGGCCTGGTCTACCGGTTCGACGCTTCGCTGAAGGACGTCGGCCGGTACGTCCGCGTCGAGTGCACGCCGAACTCTGCGGTTGGTGCGACCGCTGCCACGGTTGTCGTGGCGGCCCGTCTGCACCAGGCCGAAAAGGGTCCGGTGTCCGCGAGCGACAAGGGCGTGGGCCAAGCGGTGGTTCGCGTCGGCTGATAGTTCGACAACTCGACACCACAGGAGGTTGCCGTGGGCGCGGCATCAGCTGTGGCAGGCGTCAAGCCTGCTGTGCTTGATTTGGGCGGCGGTCCGGTCCGTGTTGCGTGTGCCATGTCCGTGCCTCGGCTCGGCTGGCAAGACCACATGTTCTGCTGGGCCCGCGGGCTCCTGCCATACGGCATAGCCCCTGTCCGCCTTGAAGGGGCGTTTTGGGGGCAATGCCTGGAGCGTGTCCTTACGGACATGGTCGAGCAGGACGCGGATCCCAAGGCCCCGCCGCTGTGGATCCTGACGCTCGACTACGACAGCGTTTGGGAAGCCGACGCGGTACCACGCCTGCTGACCTACGCGGTAGCCAGTGATTTCGACGTCGTGGCGGCCATCCAGATGAAGCGGCGGACCGAAGAGCCGCTCTTCACGATGACGATGCCTGACGGCTCGCGGGCCGGCGAAGTTCGCCGGGACCACTTTGTTTACCACAACATCGTGGAGTGCAACACGGCACACTTCGGGCTCACGCTCATACGGGCGGCGGCACTTAAGAAGATGCCTCACCCGTGGTTCCTCGGCACGCCAGACGAAGACGGCAAATGGGGCGACGGCAGAACGGACGACGACATCCACTTTTGGAAGGTCGCAAAGGAAGCCGGCGTGAAGTGCGGCGTGTGCCCGCGGGTCGTGCTGGGTCATGCAGAGGTCTGGCTAAAGTGGCCCGATAAGCACATGAAGGCTGTGCTTCAGCACCCCGGAGAGTTCTGGGACAGGAACGGAATGCCACCGGATGAGGTGTGGAAATGAATACCATTGAAACCGTCCGCGTTCGCTTTGTCCGTCCGTACCAGGCGTACCGCGCTGGGCAGGTGGTCGAGGTGACCGGGGGCCTTGCTCGGTCGCTCGAGCTGCAGTGCTACGCGGTTCGGCATGCCGAGCCACAGCTGGAGTTCGCGGCGGAACCGGAGCCTGCGAGTCTGGAACGTGCCGAAGCTCCGGTCGCCAAGAAGCGGCGAAAACGAAATGCGTCGTAGCTATCGCAGCCTAATCGTCAGCACAGCCCCGGTTTCCGCGGACCGCCCGGTCACGGTTTCCGAGGCCAAGGAGCACCTGCGGATCGTCGACTTCGCGGGCGACGACACCTACATCGGCGAGCTCATCGACGCCGCGACCAAGTGGTGCGAGGACTACTGCGAGCGGACGTTTCAGAACTGTGCGTACACGGTGGCGTTCGACGATTTCTACTCGCTGCGTATTGAGCTTCCGCGCCCGCCAGTACGTCTAAACAGTAGTGCGGCGAGCGCCACCGTCACTATTTCCTACGTCGACACGGGAGGCACCACGCAAACGCTCACGTGGGCCCAGAGTGGCACGCAGGACTTCCGGCTGGACAGCGACCACACGCCGGGGCTGGTGTACCCGCTGTACCTTGAGACGTGGCCGTCGGCCCGCCTGGACGACAAGGCGGTGCAAATCACGTACTTGGCTGGGTACGGCACCGTGGCGAGCGTCCCGCAGAACGCGAAACACGCCATCAAGCTGCTCGTCGGGCACTGGTACACGCACCGCGAGCCGGTGGTCATCGGCACGAACGCCAGTGACGTGCCCCTGTCGGTGCCGGCGTTGCTCGAGCCGCTGAAGTGGAAGCAGTACGCGTGAGGTAGGCCATGCTCCGTGCCGGCGTACTCGACAAAACGGCCGTAGTGCAGACGCCCGCCGACAGCGTCAATGACCTCGGCGAGCCGATCCTGACCTACAGCACGTTCGCCACCAGGAAGATCGCCCTGCTGCCGATGTCCGGCGTAGAGCAGATCGACGCCATGGCCACGCAAGGCACGGTCATGCACCGGGTCCGCATGCGGTACACGGCAGGGCTCAAGCCGAAAATGCGGCTGACGTGCGAGGGGCGGACGTTTGAAATCGTGTCGGTCATGGAGCGGGGCCGCAGGGAGGAGCACGAACTGCTCGTGAACGAGGTCACAGACTGATGGCACAGCTGGGCATGACAGTTGAGGGCGTCGAGGACATTCTGCGGCGAATGTTGCAGGTGCCGCCGACGCTACAGAAAAAGTACCTAGCCGCAGCCGTGCGTGCCGCTGGCAAGGAAGAGGTCAAGGAAATCCGCCAGCTGACGCCTAGGGGCCCTACTGGCAACCTCAAAAGGTCCGTGGGGCTTGTGGTTGAGAAGCGACGGAAGGCACGTACCGCCACAGGTGTCATCGGATACCGCCGCAGCGGAACCAACAAAAGCACCATGGGGTTCCATGCTCATTGGATCGAAGAGGGCGTAAAGGACCGCTACCCGAAGGGCAAGGCGTTCAAGGTTTCCATAGACAGGATCAAGCGTCCAAGCATTACTGGGAACGCCGATGGTTTCGCCTATCTGTCTGGCGTCAAAGGCTTCCCAGGCAGTGGCAAGTTTCGGGCGTGGGCGGACGCCAACCTGCCCCAGATACGCGACAGGCTGCAGGAAGTGTTAGGCAGTTACGTCGACAAAGCAATCGCGGAGCACGAGCGCCGCCAAATCCGAAAGATTGGCAAATGAGCTCCACCCCGGTCGATACCGCGATTGTGACCCTGCTGAAAAACTCAGCGGACGTCGCAGCCATCGTCAGCACAAGAATCTACGCGACGCAGGCCCCGCAGGGCGTCGCGTTGCCGGTCATCGTCTACGTCCGCGAGGACGGGCAGCGTGGCACGTTCATGCACATGACAGGCTCGACGGGCTACGTACGCGCGACCTACACGGTTTCCTGCCTGGCCAGCACGCTTTCGACCTGCCGAAACCTCGCGCGTGCCGCTCGGCGGGCTCTACAATTTGCTACTGGATCAGCGATTCGGCTGGCTCGGGTCGTCAGCGACCAAGACCTGCAGGAGTCGCCTGCCCAGGGCGAGCAGTTGCCCACGTATCGCACGGATTTGTCGGTCGAAGTCACCTACGTTGAGACGGTCTAGGAGCAAAAAAAATGGCAGTCGACATCGGACAGGGCACATCAATCGTCTTCGGAAGCCTGCTTGGAACCGCGGGGTTCAAGCTTACCGGGCTTTCGTGGTCCGGCATTGAGCGTGCCGTCGCTGACGCCAGCCACATGGGCACGACTGGCGGCAAGGAGTTTGTCGCGAGCGAGGTCTACGACCCAGGCGAGGTGTCGGCCGAGGTGCTTTTTGACCCTGCCATCAAGCCGTGGACCGCCCTGACAAACGTGACGACTGCACAGGCTGTCGAGGTCCGGTTCGCGGCCGGCGGAAGCACCACGCAGCTGTGGAGTGCCTACGGGTACGTCACCGGGTTCGAGGCCGGCAGCCAGATGGAAGACATGCAGACCGGCACGGTGACGATCAAGCTGTCCGGTTCTGTGACTTGATGATGCAAGGAGGCGCGGACGATGGCCCTGACTCGCGAGGAGATCAAGGCGAAGCGTGGCGTATTGCCGCGTGAGCCCTTAGACGTGCCCGCACTTGGCGGCACCGTCTATGTATCCAAGATGAACGCCAAGGCCCGCGACCGCTTTGAGCAGATGGTCACGGGCGGCAAGGTTGGCGGCGTCAACTTAGAAAACGTGCGTGCCAAGTTTGTCGTGCTCGTCACCACCGACGAGGCCGGCAAGCCGCTGTTCACGATGGATGACGCGGACTGGCTCGGCGAGCTCGACACGGAGGCTGTGCAGGCGATCGTCGACAAAGGCTTTGCCATGAACGGCATTGGCGTCAACGCTGTCGAGGAAGCGGCAAAAAACTAGAGGGGCGACCTGTGATGCTGTTCCTGCACAGGCTCGCCCTCAAGCTCGGCATATGGGACGTGCCCGCCCTGGCTGCCGCCATGCCCGTCGACGTTCTGTACGGCTGGATGGGGTACTACCAGCTTGAGCCGTGGGGCGACGAATGGCTGCGGAGCGCCGTCAGCTTCGCCCAGTTTCAAAACGCACACCGCGGCAAGAACAAGAAGGCGTCCAAGCCGGAAGACTTCATGCCGGTCGACAAGCGACAGCAGACGCCCGAGCAGATGCTGGCTGTGCTTCAGAGCATCCCGAGGTGACGCATGGCTAAAGGCAATTTCGGACGCGTCAACGTCAGCATTACCGCAAGCACTGGCGGGCTGACTTCGGGGCTTGCTACTGCTGGAAAGCAGCTGGCAGGGTTTCGCTCTTCGGTGGCTGGTTCGTCGTCGATGATGTCTGCGTTTAACGCTGGCGTGGAC